GGGAAGGGGACACACGCCATTATCATCGAACTACCAAAGTAGTACATAAACCACTGTGTTGTTAGACGATAGCATTTGACAAGGCAGCCATTAGAGCTCCAGCTGGTGTAGAACCATTCATAGCCGCTAGTGCTGCTCTGGCCAAGTACGGTGAAGCAAACTTGAAGCCATTCCACATCCCACCTCCTATTCTCTTAAGAAAATCCATAACATGAGTTGGGTTTTCATGGAAAATGGGCCAGTTAGCAAGGGTGTTGCATATAAGCTCATATTCGGCGGTGGTCATGGTAGGCTCCAAGGGAACACCAAACGATTGGACCTGTGTGACAGCACTCTCAGTATGTAGTGTGTAGTGGATAAACATGTTCTGTTCAGAAGTGTTACCGAGTAGGTTAATGGCTGCAACGGGAATGCTTGCATCTAAGTGGTACAATGCTGATCCAAGTGGGCTAACAAAATTCCGAAAATTTTTGTCAGCCGTACACAGCTTTGCCCAGTAGTACATGCCCATTGCAAGGTCACCTTCGTAACCAAGCCGACCAGGTTGAACGGCGCAAGCATTGCGGAAAGAATCCGCCGTTGCGTCGTTTCCCATCAGTTTGATCAGGTCACATTCTGATTCAACAACACGTGACCACACATACCCACCTTTGTTAAGAGGGGGTGTGCGATTGGAAAACAAAACACCAAGAGCAGTAGCCCTACAGTCATCATACAACGGTGATGCTTTGTAATTGATGTAAAACTCGGGTGCCTGTACCCATTTGAAACCACCTGCAGCACGGGCCACATTCAAGTTGTAGTACAGAGCTCCACCAGGTGGGTCAGGTGCTTCCCAATAACATGTGATTCCACCAACTTCTGCTGTGTGCAACTCCATCTCTGACATCTCCACTCGGTAGTATCCTGATGTAGGCGCCTGGAAAGACGCAGTGAAAGCAGTTTTATAACTGAGTGTGTCTGTTAGGTTCATGGTGGTTGTAACACGAATAGAATATGTCGGAACACGGGTTTCGAGATCTGGTCCGTCATAGCGGAACAATTGTGCCTGTGCGACCGCAGTAACTGCAAAGGACCCTGTGCTTTTCAATTTGAAAATACCAGTAATGGTCAACTGGTCTGCTGAAACTTGGTTATTAGACAACCAAACATAATACTTTCCATTGGCGGCACCAATGTGGTCCCGTGGATAAAAAGCTATGTCTGAGCTAGACCAAGCAGCAGGTGTGATGTCAGTACGGGCAATGGAAAACACGGAGTCTGATGGAACATAAAATGGGTTCAAGCCTATGGCAGTAAAATCTGGATGTGGTGCAAAGGAAGAAGGAGTCCATGCACCGCCATTCTTGTAATTACGATACCATCCGTGGTCCACATACAAAGTATCATTACGGATGTTGAATAAACGAGAGGGTTGCTTGCTGACTAGTGCTAAGAATCCATCGACACGACCGCCATACAAATTGGTGAGCACGTTGTCTGCAACATCTGGAACAACAAGACGCGTCGAGCCAGACAAGTCATTGAGCACAGTTTTGACACCCATTCCGGCTATTAGGCGGAAGGGTGGAGACTCAGCAGGAAGCACCACAGACGTCAAAGCAGCCTTGTGCTGGTTATTGGTCATGGAAGTGACCAACTTCATAACACCGGGCACCTGTGGTGAAATGATTGCTCCCCCACCGGCCGTGCGCTTAACTTTGGTCCGACGAGCTTTGTTGCGCTGCGGCTGTTGTTTCTTGGAATTTTTGGCTTTGTCTTGTTGAGATTGTTTCTTACGACGAGCCAATTCTTCTGGTGACACACCAGTCTTCTTTGTTTTCTTGTCCATGGCGCGGTTGTGCTATCTGAATTGTTTTATTTTATAACAAGCACATTTAAAACCTGCCTCCTACCAGAATCAACTTGTTGCACCAAGTTGAAACTATAAAAAACCCTCGAATGCACAAGAAGGAGGACATGCAAAGAGGTGTGGGTGGGAACTTTCTCTTACGACCTTTTGGGGTTCCCAGGCGCCGAGTCCAAAGAGTTGATGTAAACACTAACCCACAACCGGGTGTTGACACTCTTTGTTCCTTCCTTTGTGGTCGGAATTTGGCCGCATCTGGCATACGGCGCCCGTTGATTTGTACTATGTACAGTGGGCCTTAACGCCCACAACTACCCACACCATGCGAAAATGTGAAATGCATAGGAGGGGGAAAATGTGAAACTCACCTAAGTGAGGGGCTCACAGAGGGTAAGGTGATTAAGTAAATTACCCACCCTCGCCTTGCAATGTCGAATTGCAAGTGAATCTCCGCTCAAGAACTCTGAGATGTACTTCTCCAAACTGGTTGAGAAGTATTGGTTGGTCCAGTGTAGGTATATGCAAAGTGCATTGCATATAGCCACAGCACAGATCAATTCATGCTCCTCATCCGGCGTCCTGTTGGGTTCGCAGTGGATAAGTCTCCTCATCGTCCTGGAGTGGTTGATGATCGGCTCAAACAGGAAAGTATCACCAGCCACCACAACTGGCACCAGTTGCCTGCTGACAATTGGTGGTGGTGGTTGTTGACGGAACCGATCCAACACTGGGAGAGTAAGATCAAAAGTGGAATGTCCTTCAAGTTTGACTTCCCAGTTGAGTTTTTGATTCCACAACTGTAGGATCATTGAAAGCCCCTTGTCCGTGCCTGCTCTATCATGTGCTTCATCTGTTAGGTTCCATATTCGGCTGTCATCACCACATATTTCAATGTGGTAGTGGTTTTGCAAGGCCTCCTTTGTGGTATAAGGATTGTCTCCCCGTCGAATTTCTGGGTGATTCTTGAGTAGTATTGCTATCCAACACACCAGCATGATGTAGCAGTTCATGTGTAAAGTCGACATAAACCCCGAAGGGTTGCCGCACAATTTCTGCCACACCTCACCAGTGGACAGGACCAGCCGAGACTCAGCTGTCATCTGCTCCATGAATTCCAGAACACCAGTGGGGACACCTGGACGCAAGTATGCCATGTGTGAAAAGAATGCCGTGATGAACATCGGTGGGATGTGCCTGTCCCACGCCGTGTTGTCGAAGGCTATAGCGGATCTAGCCACGCTATAGCGCCGACAACGCCTGGTGGAGACAGGCATGTCAAAATCCGTACCGTTGTACACCCACGCTGGCAGTCCTTCACTCATCCTGTCAATCCAGTCTTCCTCAATATCACAAAAGACGCTCAAGTACAGTACTTTGAGCTCAAAACAAGGACACTGAATGGTACGTCCTATGCTGAGTTTCTTCTTCTTGTACCCATCTTTCTTGCCCAACACACTCCAATAGTTCATCTTGTGTCGGAGATCTGACGTGCTTTCCGTTATTTCACCAGAACACAACTCTTGATACAGGGAATGGACCTGGCGCGAGATGATCTCAACACCCTGGTCGTAATTACCTGAACCAACATCAGTCACATACTCCTCATGCATGCCGGCGTGGAACGGGCCTGCTTTCTTCTTGAACTTGCCCAACTTTTCGGTGAAAAAGTGAAAGACCTCAAGTGTGGGTTCTACATACGGGGCCACAAGCTCTGCATCATATTGCAGAGCAACACGGTGTGCGAACTCAAGATCCAAATCCCCCCCATTGGGTTTCCCCTGGGTGTAAAAGTTGGATATCTCTTTCTGACACATGTTTGTGCTGGGCTTCATAAGGTAGTAATCCACGCTGATTCCTTGAATATCTTTGTCACCTCTCAGTTTCCACTGCTTATAGTTTTCAGCATACCCACCAGTGAGTGCATGGTCCATAAGATACGGAGGTGATGCTTCTTGAATGGTGGGGTCGAAAACAACAGGGTAGGCAAGGGGAGGGAAAACAAATCCAGCCTCCACGCCAACTGCCTGGGGTGCTTGTATCGTCTGTGATCCGTTACGGTAGAAATCCAGTGAGAAAGGTACACAGACACTCCAATCCTTAAACTCATTGGGTGGCATCCTAACAATGGATCCTGCAGGGACCTGTGTAATTGTGTCGCGGGCTTTGTAATGCCCACAACACACGCAACCATCGGGTAGGAACGTTGGGGCTCGGCAAAATCCCTCATCTGTTGAGATTGCATATGCAATGCAATTTGGGTTCGTTGACGCCTTAACTGGTCCTGCAATGGTTG